CTTCTTTTCTGAGAAGCCATACCAGACGGCATCTTGCATACCCCCTGCCATAGCATCTCCAATGTGTCTGGCACCACGTTGGTGTAAATAATGAAACCAGGGTGGGAGCATCTGAGGTGGTTGAAGGATTTGTGAAGCCGAGAAGGCCAGATTCCATCCACCAAGATATAGACTTGTAAAGAATTGTTTGGTTTCACGCAAAATGCGTGTTTGAAGTGAGTTTCCAATACCCGAGTGTTCGGCTACAAAGTCTGCCATCGTGTCAATAGCGCGTGTGAGGCCTACAGAGCGGCCTGAAACTTGATCAAAGTAATTCTTTACGAACTGGGTGGCATTAGGGTGCTGATTGGTTATCTCTTTATCTGAGAGAATTTGCTTAATAGTTTGGTTGGCTTCCTGAAGTTCCGCCCACCGCATAGCTTGGTCCACATAGACCATCGTAGCGTGTAGACCTTCTTTTGTATTCTGACGTTGAGATTTCCACTCCTTGGCACCTTCAAATCCCTTTACGGGGACTTCACTTTTAGGTATAAAGTGTCGCTTATACCCTAAAGCATCAAATCCTTTTGAGTTATTCCACTCTTGCATTGTTGATTCCAGGGCAGCAACTCTGGGGTCACTTTCATCGAGCATGTGCAAGAGAGCTTGATAACCTTGTGTTACTGAATCTGTTGAACCGATACGATGAATAGGCTCATGACGAACTTCTGAATAGGTATACTCTGGGTACTGGGTTTTCAATAATTCTCGTGCGCGTTTCGCGCCCCATTTGGTCGAATCGCCAATCGAATGGACACGTTTACCTTCTATATCGAAGACATCAACTTTAAAATCTCCAAGAAACCGGGACATAATATATCCCTGCCTAGCAGGGATAGGTTTCTTTCCAATTAGTTCCCGAGCTGAGTTGACCCGTCCGAGAACTTTATCCAAAACCTCTCTAGATTTTTGATAAGCTGCAATTTGTTTGTCTGACATACCAAGTTCAAGGAGTCTCTCTTTAGAGAGAACTTCCTTACCTTCGGCGGCGATCATCACGGGCCAAAGTGAATCTTGTTCTTTCGAAGTAAGTTTCTCCCAACGGGCCTTAAGGCCCGCATCTTTCTTAACTACTTCGTCCCGATTAAATTTCTCAGCACGTTTGAGAGCGTTATCTATGACTTGTCCACCCAGCCGCACGACTGTGTTCTGCGAGCCAAATCCAAGGATCTTAATTCCGGAGACAAGTTGACGGCCCATTTGAGCCAATTTGCTTGACCCTAAATCCGATTCGGTAAGAATTGTGGGTTTAAGTTCTTCTACTGATTTCTCAATGGAGGCAACTTCAGAGAAAATATCCTTCATACCAGGGATTGACTTAGTGGCTGTAAGAGCACGTTCATTAGAGATTACTTCAGGTGGCCCACCTTTTTGCATCTTTTGCCACTCTGAGTACAAGAGCTTAGCCCGACCCTTCATGGCTTCGGGAAGAGAGTCTTTAAAGGCTTCAAACTTAGGATCACGAGGAAAGCCAATAGAGCCACGCTCTCCATGCAACTTAGGAACCTCGGACGAGGCATAGGCCATACGGTCCGAGCGGTTCATTTCTTGCATCATACCTGCGCCAGCTTCAAGAAGGGCTGACATATAGGTTTCATTTTTCTTTGAATTACGAAGACCGAGAAGATCACTTAAGGTTTGAACAAAGGCGTCCCAGTAAAACTTAATTCCTCTACGTTGGAGTTCTTTTGGTAAAGGAATTTGTTTTAAAAGTGCTTGAAATTCGGGGTTAGAAAATCCCTCAGCTATAAATTCATGAGGATTTTTTATGCCATATTGATTACCAATTTCCTCTAAACGACTGATATATTCAGGACTTAGAATTTCTAAGTCCGTCATATTCTTAATTTTAAATTCAGAATCGTTTTTAAGTTTATTAAATAATTCAGTTACTCGTTGAGCATAGTGTCGAGCTGGATGACTAAATTCATGAATCTTTTTATTATACGAATAAGGTGTTGTAGTTTTGAGAGCTTCTAATGCTGCAAACGATCTGGCATGGATAGCTTCATGTATAAATAGGGCTTCATGGCCAGCATAGCCTTCACGAATAGCAATTAAATGTTCAGGAGGGAGATATTGCCCAACAGGTTCATTTTCAAGGTTAGAACGTTTACGCATAGATTCTCGCTGCTCTAAACGAAATCCTGGATTAAAATCCTTATCTGAAAGAAGCATCTTGGCTACTTCTTTAAAGAAAGGACTTCGACTTGATTCTTGAATAACCTCTAAACTATTTCGACTAATATAGTCATATCTTGGGGGATCTGCTAATGATTTCATTTGTATTGCTGCCAGACGAGGGTTTAAAAAGTGTCCGACAGGAATTTTTATCGCATTGGCAAATTTAGCGACCCCTTCTTGAAATACTTCAGGATCAAAGGAACCACGTTGACGGAAATTCTTGACTTTCTGAATAATATTGCTCGGGCTAGGAGTTGTCTTATATTGTTTTGCTCGCCCACCTGTCATTCCGGGTTCGATGGGGGCTTTGTTTGTAATTGGGAGAGCAGTTCCACGGTCGCTGCTAAACAAAGGCCCAAGAGTAGCACTAATATTATACTGATTCTCAACATATATTTCAGCATCCATAAGAATGCTTTTAGCCCGCTGTTCCAAGCCCTTTGTAAGAGCTGTACGATACTGTTGGCGAAGTTTGTAAATATGAGGATCACGTTCAAGCGCCTCTTGCCTAAATGGGAAGTCAATCACTGAAGGATCAGTAATATCAAGAGGAAACTGTGGCCGTTGAGATTGAACATCAACTCCACCTTCACCAAAGCGTCCTTCACCCGGTAATCTGTCACCCTTTAAACTTGGAATATCAGTTCCTGGCTCTGCCAGAAGAGCATCTTCAGGAGTTATAGGAATGGGCCTACGTTCTTCGCCGACTGGTTCCCACAAACGTAATTGTTCACCTTCAGGCCCCCGTCTAATAGGTTCGTCTCCGGCTATACGAGCTGATGTTTGTTCAGGAGTTTCCAGCATTGGACGTTCCATCCCAGGAAGATCCATCTGTTCACCTTGTGGGCCAGATCGAATAGGTTCTTCAGGGGGTCGTTGTTGTTCTTGCCTTTTCTTAAGAAAGGCTTGTTCTTCAGGTGTATAAGGTTTAGGACCTTTGCGACCTCCTGCACGAGCCCCAAGGAGTGTCATAACCACATCAAAACCAGTTTCACCAATGCCACGAGATAGGGCGTCACTCTCTCCGGGTTGAGGTTTATATTGTGGGCTTGCCATACGTCCAGGAAGGGATCCTAGAAATGAGGCAACTGAGCCACTGGCTTCTCGTGGGATTTCACCAGCATAGTGCATTAGAGCTTCCATGGCCTCTTTACCTTTGGGTGTAATAAAACCCTCGGTAAAAGTTCGTGAAAGCCCTTCGGGCATATCTTCCCCAAAGATCTGTTCAGCAGATCGTCCTTGAATTGCTCCAGCTATACCATGTCCGGCAATACTAGGGCCAGCGGCTAAAAATCGAGGCAAAGCTGTTCCTACGGCCTCGGCAGCTCCTAGGACATTTTGACCTAGTTCTCCGAGACCTTCGTCGAGATCTTTACGACCTACTGGCTCCCATTGACGAGGTTGCCCAACAGGTTCCCACTGTCCCGCCATTTATTTCGCTCTTTTCATTAAGCGACCATTTTGCATTTCATAGTCATATCTATCAGGTTGATATTGTTCGCCAGCCCCCTCAACTTGTTCTTTAGTAATTGGTGAAGTGGGCACAGGTGGTTGCCCCCCTTGAAGTGGAGGAATAGGTGGGAAGGCTCCAGCTCTGCGAGCGGGAGCACCTGCTGCATTAGGTGGAGTATTTGTCATAACATCAGCTCCAAGCTCTGAACGACTATAGGGAGCCCCTGCTGCACGCATTCCAAGAATCATTTGATTGAGAGTATTAACTTTTTCCAGAAGTTCGGCTTTCTTCGTGGGATTTTTTTCGTCAAACCAGGCTTGAGTAGTACGAGCCAGAAGACTTTCAATCTTCTCTTTGGCTTGTTGACTACCTGTTCTAAATTGAGCAGCAAGAAGATGCATATAGGCCGTAAATTTCTGAGCATCGGCCATAATCTCACGTTCTCTAATATCAAAGCCTCCTTTACGATCAATTTTACCGGCTTCGCTGCGACCTTGGGCCGCTTCAAAGTTCGAGCGCCAAGTTTTAAGGGTTGCCGCTGGATTCTGAGACTTAAGAATGTGCTCAATCATTGGGTTAGTATCTTTTACACCGGCCCCTTTGGCGAGGGAACGAACTAAATCATGATCCCCTGTTTCAATAGCAGGCCCAAGAAGATCCATTACTTGCATACCTTGGGTAATGGCTTTTAATCCTCGTTCCCGTTTCTTTTCATCATTTGAATCGAGAAGATCATTAATACGACTATTAAGTGTTCCAAAGTCGTAATCACCTTTGACCTTTGTACTTAAAGCTTCACCAGCTTTACGAGGGCCAACTGCTCCAGTCTCTGCTTCATTGGTAGCAATGGTCGAGGCAAGTGCTGAAGGACGAGCTGTGTTCCAATCTTTGAGAGTACCTCGTTGCTTTTGTTCGTCCATCTCCATCATGAGTTGCTTGAGGCCCATCATTTTATCATACTGGAACTTGCGGTCATAGTATTCCATACCAGCCGCCGCCCCTTCAGGACGCCAACCACCTGGAGCCCCTCCCGCAGGATTCATTGACTCTAAATTGAAATAATCTTGATTAGCCATTTGCATTCCCAAATAAGTTTCCAAGGAAGTTTGCCGCATTCCCTTGTGCATTGGCTTGAGCTTGCCCGGCCATTTGAGTGCCTTGAAGATCCATTTGACCCGCATACTGAGGTTGGAAATTCATGCCAGAGAGAAGACCCATGTGCTCACGAAATGGCATAGCATATTTGTAACTTTCATTAAGGCCAGCACGATTGACTTCTTGAAGTTGATTGCCTGACATATTATAACCTTGTGAAGCCATTTTACGGTTTGTGGCATCCATAGCATTGTCACGAAGTCCAGCAAAAGCTGGATCACGTTCAAAGAAATTAGGATCAATATAACTTCGTGCCAGCATACCCTGATATCCAGGACGTTGACCCCCAAAGGGATCGGAGCGTTGGACAGCACGATCACGGGCGTCTCTTAATTCTGAAGCATTCTTAAAACCTTGATAGGCCGCAACACCAGCCCCTGCTGTACCTAAACGAGAGCCTTGTCCTGTTCCAGACTGGCCTGGACGATTCTTAAATAAATTACTAAGCAAATTTCCGATTGAAGATCCATTAGGTAGGTATGATTGCCATGGGCGTGAGTAATCAAAAGCCGACCCATTTCCACTAGGATTGTTTGAGCCAAATTGGTCGAAAGCACCTGTTTCACTTGAATCTTGCCACCAGTATCCATCACCAGGATCATAGGAGCCAAAATCACCATCACCCCAGTCCCAATCGCCTCCACTGTCTAAATCACCCCAGTCCCAACCACTACCACCTTCGAATATACTATCAAAGTCGCCCATTATAGATTACGGTTGCCCGCTCCAAAAAGATTAGTTAAATTACCAGTAAATGTTGGTTGACTGACCTGTTGCACTTGCGGTTGTTGTTGTTGTTGTTGCTGAAACAATTGTTGCAGTCGAAAACGCCGTTCTTCTTCTGTTTCATCGTCTTCATTTACAGGTGTATTTTGGAACCACCTAAAATTATCAGGAGTATTCATTTGGGATAATCCGTACCCAGCCCCCATGCCTAATGCGGCACTTTGATTTAATGATCTAGGTGAACGTTGTCTAAGGCCGTCACGTTTTTGAATCCAGTCATCTTCGTGATTCATAATTCCGCGGTTTATTAAAGGGCCCCAACCGGGAAAATAATATTGAGCTACAGCATGTCCCAACAGACGATTCTCTTTACTTTCATGAAAACGTCGTAAACCTGTATTTTTTGGATGAACTTTATTATAAAGTTTCCCATATATGTTAGATAGAAAATTCATGCTAAAGGTCCTATAGTAACACCGTTGATTCGCACAAATAGCCCGGCAGGTGTAGTCCATATATCCCCATTAACTGGAGTGCTGGGAGCCGTCCGATGTGGAAGACGTAGAAGTGGGGTTAGAAAGTATGATGGGGTTTGGCCAATAATATCCAAAAAGCTAAAGGATTTTTGATTCAAGGAGAGATCTTGACGAATTGATTCCATCAGTGTAGTCCTAATTTAAGTGGAATTTCCAGAGTCTCTAGTCTAAGGGGCATCGAATTTGTCTGTGTAATTTTAAAAGAACGTCGTCTAAAACTTCCAATCGCCGAAAGATATGGATCAGTGGAACTAAGTTCTATTGTTCGTACAGTTGAAAATGTGGTATAATCATCATCACTCCAGGATATCGAGAGTTGATTTGAGGTTGAATATTTGTCTCCTATTACCCATAGTTTCGAGCCAAATTTACGACGTTGACTACCTCCATCTACTGGAATAGTTTGAGCGGTGACTGTATATGACACGCCATCATCTTGAAAAACAAATCGAACAGGAGTAATTACATATACCTTACCAGATGTGGTTGCTCGACTGACTGCATAGATATTCTTAGTAGTAGCACCAAGGCCAGCCATGTGTGTCCATAATGTGGTAGTTCCAGCCCATTCGTGCCAATAGCCATCTTCTAAACAATAAACAAATGTTCGAGAATCAGAGGTTGAAACAATTACAATAAAGGTTTTACCAGCAAGAACTATTGTGTTTAAATATAGAGTTTCAGGAGGAATTGCTGAAAGAATACCGTCAATAGTAGGACTACTTACTCGTTTTGGATTTAACCCATCGAGCAGATATACACCAATACGTGATTGGGCGGATGATCCTATCCAAGCAATAGTATCATCAAGAGTCTTGAATGAGTGCTGATTGATTGCACCAATATTAATAGTTAATTGTGACACTGGAATTAAAGGACTACCCGTCAAATTATCTGTATTTTGGAAGAATTCAATGGATTCTTTGCCAAATCCGACAATATAATTTTTATGTTTCAGTAGTCCTAGACCTGAGTCTGGTTTACTATTCACCGATAAGAAACTCGTTGATGTCCAATTTGAAATCGAATTTAAATCCGAATTCCATATTTGTCCTAAAGGTGTCATAATATAATTATAACCATTCAAAGTGACAAACTGACCAGTGATAGATATCGGAAAATCTACATCCAAGATTTGAGTTAAAGCCCCACCTTCTGGATAATAATAGCCACGATTTGAGGAAGTTGTAAATAGTAAGTTGGGAACTGCTCCAACTAGTGTGTCGGTAATGGACACGATTTGGCCACTGACTGTGCCAAGCGACGTAGTTCCATTATATACAGTGCTATTTGCGCTGCCAAAGGCTGAGATAATGTCAGTACCGGGACTTTTACCTGCCCAAATGTGAATGGCTGTTCCAATATTACCGACTGCTGGAATGTGATTAGTCAAAAAGCCCGGTCGCTTAGAGATAAAATATCGGCTTGTCCCAAGAAAAGGATTATCTACTTTTTCAGGCCAGCAATTAATATAGTGTTGGTCTTTAGTGGAGGATGCTGTCAACTTGCCGACAATCATGATTCCCACAATGCCAATTCCAACAATACCAGATGACGAATCTGTAACTACTGAGTCAAAAATACGAACAAACGTATTATTGACAAGGGGGACTCGAATTACATCTTCGTCTTGGAGGGTAGCAGGCACGTTAGCGAGTATCAGGTTGAATGTTAAATGAAGCTTGCTCTGTACCATTACTCAGAGCACGATCAAAGTAATATTGAGCTTCTTGAAATAAGGTTTTGCGTTCTTTATATTCAACCCCATATTTAGGACCACAAAGTGCGGCTAGTTCAATCATAAGGGGAAGGTAAAATTCTTGGGGAAAATCTGGTGTATCCGCAGCACCATCAAAATCCTCAAAGGGACGGTGAAAACGTATTTGAATTACATGATCTCCATTTTGGAATCTAGGGAACACGGAGAAAATCCCATTAATTAATTGTGGGTCATAGCAAACTTGGTTTGGTTCAGATTCGGAGGTAAGATCGCCCAGTCCCAGGAGATCACTCTTTGAAACAATATTAATAGGATTGCGTGTATTTGAAATTACGTCTAATTTGAAGACATCTAGAATTCGAAGGGGTCGTTGAATTTTAGTTTGGTAAGCATAAACCTGGGCTCCAGAGGCTACATCACCAGTCAAAGCCACTGTTAGAGTAATTACAAGGCCCGCTGGTGCTCCTGAAATGGTAGTCCATTGCATATCACCTGAATTAAGCTCCACTCCAATATTGTAGCCATTGGTAAACCCTGTAACTGAAGCAACTGTAATAGTTGTAGCTCCACTTAAACTTGAAGTTGTCGTAGTGGTTTGTGTATAAGTTAAAGTGGCATGATCACCTGATGGCCCAAGATTGATATCGTTGACATTTGATTGAGGAAGTACATAGCCAGTCTTAAGTGCCCACAGAGGCATTCCATCCACCATGCGAGCCTTAACAAGCATATTGAGCAGAATTGAACACTCAGAGAGTTGAGTCGCATTAGGTGTTACGCCTTCTCCAATAGCCTCAATATATTGAAGAGCCGTCTTGATAAGGTCATCACGACTTACAGAGAAATCGACTGAACCACTAGTTGCCATTATGTTTCTTCCACCATGAATAAATTTGGATACCTGTCCACACAATAGTAAAGAGAGCCGCTATAGGAGGAAGCCATCCAGCTATAGTACTAATAACTACGCACCATGAAGCTCCATCAGTGCAAAGTTTAAGTATTTTCATGACCCCATCCTTTTGCGTGGCACCATTCATGCTCTTCTACTGAGATAGGTTCAAAATTAGGTAGCCGACATAAATGAGTATTTCGGCTAGCAAAATCTGACCGGATATAGATTACTCCACCATCAATTCCATGTGGAACAAAACAACCTGCAAGTTCTGTACGATAAGATTCATGTTGACAAGCCACCTGTAGTTGACGCTTATCCACATAAATTGGTCCTAAGGTTTTTGAAGTCACATCTGGCCCGGTATAATTCCAATCTAGTTTTGGGCTATTTTCAATTCCAAAAGAAGCAAGAACTATAAAAACTGCTACAATTAAATTTACCATTCGACAAGAATCATTCCAGAAGCGCCATCAGAACCGGCTCCATCATCTCCAGCACCTACCGTACATAGGATTGACATCCCTGGAGTTACAGCAATTTGATGCTTAAGATACCATCCTCCTGAAGAGCCAGCAGAAACACCTGCACCACCTGCGCCACCAGAACCCCATCCACGGCCATTTTGCGCACCAAATCCCCCAAATCCAAAAGGTGTTGATCCGCCAACGGAGGCATCTGCTGCCGAAACTGTGCCTAGTTGTCCGTTTGGACTGCCAGCAGCGCCTCCATCAGCAGCGCCTCCAGTCGCGGTCAGTAAATTCCCGAAAGTAGTATTGCCACCCACCCCTCCCGCCGCCCCACCGCCGCCTCCTGCACACATAGAAACCCAGATCGTATAGACTTCATCTGGCACAGAAAATATTTGTGGGGCTGGAGCCGCAATAAGACTTCCCGCCCCACGCAGCGACCATGCTCCGTGAACGACGTTGTTTGGCGCGTTCGTCAGTGTATTATGTTGCGGAATTCCAAACATCTTAATAGTCTCCGGCGTCAGGAGTGCTTACTGCGTGGCCTGCGGCGACGTTGGTACCAATCGTGTAGTACAGTCGATACGTCGGCTTCAGCACCGCGTTGATGTAGATGTCGTAGAAGACACTCTTTGCAACCTGTGACAGCGTATTCGCGGCAATTGTCTCTTCGGAAAGTAGTGAGTTATTTGATGGTGTTGCATTAGTTGCTCCGTTATTTTGAAAAATACGTAGTACGGTGGCAACGTTAGATCCACGATGTACAACCCGAACACGAGGTATACGAGCGCCATTTGCTCCCGCTGTAAAGATAAGTTCAATATCTGTTCCAACTGTTCCAGTTCCATTTAAAGCTACATTGCTAGTTAAAATTGCTATAGGATTCCAACTTCCTGAAGGAGTTATTGGAGAAATGGGATTAGTATTTGCGGGCATTTAAGTATTTCCTTTTAGAAAGAGGGATAAAATTGTTTAACAAATCGTCCAGTATCTGGAGGTGATCCTTGAATAAGTACAGGTACATCAATCGAGAGACTTCCACCTGTTGTACTCAGAACAGGGTTTGTAAGAGAACCTGTGACTGTAATATGAAATAGAGCATTTGCCGTATTTGTAATTGCAAATTGGGCAGTACCATCGGAAAAACTATAAAAAGTATGTTTTGAGGCATATGATTGAAAACCACTGGATAAAGATCCAGTGATTTGACTATGCTTGATCCCATCATCGGCAAACGAAAGAATACTGAGAGGTGCACTTCCAAGACTATTAATTTGGTACTCACCATTGAAATTTCCGGTGTTAGCCCCAACTTGGTAGCCTATGCCTTCTCCAATAAAGGTCTTAAGATTCCCAACTCCAGGGGTACGGCAAGTCCAACGAATAGCAACATCATCAACTGTAGTTCCTGGCGTTGTTGGGAAAATCGGTTCAGACCCACCCGTAAGAGCAGTATCCCGACAAGTCCAGATTACTGTGCCATCTGTAACTGTACGGCCTCTGATTGTAGGCCAAGTAGGCTCACCTGCGTCACTTGTTCCACCTGTAGTTGCCTCATACCTAAAGGTATTGGGTGCCGTAGGCTTAGCAAAAGTCCCCGTCGAATAAAGTGTTAAGGTCACCCAAGTCGAAGTTGTCAGGGAGACATCTGTTACCTCATAATGAAATCCGTTAGCCACGATAGGCTTACGACCTTCTCCTCTAGTAACCGATGTAGTCGTAGCCCAACTTACAACTGTTGAAGTACCTCGAAGATTAAGAGGATTAGTTTGACTATCTATTAGTGGTGTCAGAACTGAAGTTGAGAAGGCCCCAATAGTTACTGCTACTTTGGTTGGGGTATTAAGATTTGTTAAGTCACCAAAATAAGTATAAGCAACTGTGTCAATATCATTGAACCATGCTGCTTCAGTAAGAGTAACTCCATTAGTAAAGATTGTATGTGCCATGTGCGTTTACCAAGCTGGGACGTAACGTGTCGTGCCATTGTCATCAACAGCTAACCACTTCGTAGGGTTGGTGGCTGCCGGTGCATTTGTAAGTGTGCCTACGGAAGCGCCAGCTCCGTTTGTCATTGCCGTGGCAGAACGATGTAAATTTGCATCGCGTTGCCAAGTGATATTTCCACCATCAGCAAGCTCTAAAGTGGATAAGTTGTTGGCATTATTTCGGAACATAATAGAAGCGCTTCCTCCTGTAATTACTGCCGACCCTGCAACGGTAAAAAATAGACCGTTGTTTAGGGATACATTTCCACTGCTCTCAATCAACAAAGTATTAAAACTGTTGGAATTGTCTCGTACTGCGAAAGATGTGGCCCCTGGAATGATCCTAGAAGTAGCCGCAGAAAAAATGATACTCCCTCGAAACGTGGTGTTCCCACCATCAGCGATCGAAATGTTGTCGGCAGAATCGGCGTTATTTCTGAAGGTCACTGACGTTGCACCCGGAATGATCTTGCCCGCAGCAGTGCTGAAAGTCAGGGTGCTGCTCAGAAGCATCGGCCCGGTGAAAGAGTGGATGCCCGTACCCTTGCTGACGTAACTTATACCAATGTTGGTGTCACTTCCTTCAGCCTGGAGAATAGGGGCGACAGTTGTGACTGCCGGCTGCACGAAAAGATTGTTGACGGCGGAGGCGAGGTTGGCGACACGGAAGGAAGTAGAGCCGTCGGCAAGCCTTGTAAACTTAGATTCTGTCCCTGTAGAGGAATAAAGAATGCCTGCTTGAGCTGCAATAGTTGCTTGGTTTGCTCCCGACGCCTCAAATTGAATTATGGGTGTGATGGCGGCGTTGATGCTGGCAAGTGTGAGAGCAGCGTTAATGTTCCCACCAGACGCTTGTATCTTCCATCCCCCATTAGCCGGGGAAGTGAACAACTGGTAGTAATTCCCATCAGTTGTGCCACCCCGAAGATATATCGGAGCGGAGTCTGAATTGCTGGAGAGTAATCCACCAGCCCCTACCGAACTCGAAACGACAAGGCTGTGTGTCGCCCCCGCAGGGCCGGTAATGAGGAGTTGGGTGGTGCCGTCAGAGAAGCGGCGAAATTCGCTGTCGGCGAAGTCATAGAACATCTTGCCGATGTTTTCTTGAAAGTGCCCAAGCTCTGTTCCTGAACTATTAAGGAACTTGAAAAGTCGATTGAAAATTCCAGCCCCTTTGGATTGCAACTCGAAAATGCCGTTAAAATCAGCGCTCGCGGCATCTGGCACACTTCGCCAACCCCCAGGAATGCTTTGCAACGTGGAGATATAGACGGTCCCATCTCCGCCCTTCAACACCAGCGGCACACTGCCACCACCGGAGGTGACAAGCGGGGTAATTACACTAGTAGGAACAGTAATTGAATCTGAAATTAAGTGCTGGGTATTCCAATCTGTCTTTCCTATTAGGGAAGAATCTATTGGATCTGGTTTAGTGCTTACTTTAGCGTGGATAATTCCCATTAGGCGAATACTCCATAGTCAAATGTTTCGTTGTCAAATGCGATTTCTTCTATAATTATCGACCCATGCGGGGTAGAAGGAGGTAATTGATGTTCCTGGACTCCAATAGATTCTGAAATATAGATTGGACCACCCTCAATCTCCGAGGGCTCTGGCCTTGTCCAGGGAATCGGTTTTTCAGGTCTTGGGGCTTTGATAAAGTCTGCAACGTGTCTAGGTTCCCAGTCATCTGGGCAAACCCAGAAATTATCCCAAGTTTTTCGGAGTTCTCCTGATTTAAACTTAAATCCACAACGGTCACAAATAGTATTCCATTGACCAGATTCAAAATGATTTTTTAACATCAATACCGATTCCTTTGGCGTTGTCTTCGTGTAAGTTTAGCTGCTGACATTCCTGTATTACGAAATGTGATTACAGGAGGAACTACAACTCCTCCATATACTTGAATTAAAGTGCTTTTTGTTTTAAGTTTAATCCGTACATTATAGGGATTTTGTAAATGAATTTGTGGTCTTGAAACTTTAACTTTTGTTGTTGGTTTTCCCGAAGTCTTATTAAACTTAGCATTTGAGCTAATCTGTCTTTTATAGGAAACAAGAACTGTTTTTGTTCTTTTTGGATATACAACAACAACTATTTGAGTTACAGTTGGTTTACGAAGTAATTGAATCCTACTTTTAGGATTTACTTTACTTCTAGTCTTTACAATGGTAGGCCGAACTACTCTTGATTTTGTAGTTGGCTTTCCATAAATTTTGTTAAATCTAACTAAGCTTTTAAGTTGCCGTTTATATCTAACTAAAACAGTTGTAACTTTGTCTGACTTGGAAACAACTGTAGATTTTGGTCTTTTAAATAATTGTGATTTAGTTTTTGATTTTCGTGGTTTGGCAAAAACTGTCTTAATTCGTTTTGGGTAAGAGACAACAATTACAACCGTTGAACGAGGTTTCTTAAGTAATTGTGCTTTAGTTTTAGTTTGTGGACGTTTTGGGCCTTTATAAATTTGAGGCCGACGTACTTTAGATCTAGTTGTGGATTTTCCAAATACTTTGGTTAGTTTACTGTCACCTTTAGTTCGTAGTGCAATCGAAATACGAACCACCGATTGAAGTTTAATTTTAACACTTTGTGTATGTGGTGGGGGAGGGGGTAAACTTTCTCCTTGAAGATTAAGAGGCCAACTTGGCCTAGATGTTCCACCAAAACTCACATTAATCTCGACCTATTATCAGCGACAAAATCTTCGTAGCTGCTTATGGCTACAGAGTCGGGCCATGAATTGCGTTTAGTTCCAAGGGTGGAAGACCCTGAGAGAAGTGCAGGATTGCGAAAGCGAAAGCGATCGTCGTAGTAGCCGCCGCCAATTCCAGGGGCAGGAGCTCCACTCGGGATCGACACCGCCACTATGGTCGAATATTCCTCGTCCTCCGAGTTGCAGACCTGCGTAGAGCCGCTAGCCGAGATGTAGCTCCCGCGCGCGCCCTCGTCGACATTGCCGTGCGTCTGCCCGTTGGTCCAGCCGGCGGACAAGCTCGGCACCGTCTCAGCCACGTCGAAGCGTTGGTCAAACTTCAGTACCAAGTCCCCGCTCACGGTGGTGAGCGTGACCGAGCACGCATTGGTCCCTTGTTCGTTCGCTGCGTCGGCGTCACGCCATGCAGCCGTGTCGCCATCCTTCACGAAGAACACGATGCAGGTCGAGCCCTCCGTCGGCGAGGCATCCCAGGCCGGGTCGAGCGTCTGGCTGCCGGTGGCCGGGTTGTACCACACCGCCACCCCGGTCGCGCTCTGGTCGGTCGGGGCAGTCTCTACCTCGAAGGTCTGTGCCGGGCTGACGCCGTTCAGCGTGGCGCTCGCCAAGCCGTTGCCTGCCGCCGCGACGAAGTACGTCCAGAACATATAGACCGCGGTCGCATCCGACGGGATCGTAATGCTCTGCCCGGCGGGGTTTGCGCCCGCCGCCCACGTAACAGCGACCGGAGTTCCTGTGAGAATAGCGGCCATGAGGAATAGTGCTCTGAGGAGCCTGTTTAAAAAGTTACTCGTCCACTACGAAGTAGCTGTCCACCGCGCCATTCGTGGCGAGGTTCTGGAGAACAAAGTTCGCGCTGACTGCGACCAGAAGTCCGCGCGGGAAGGTGAAGATCACTCCCGTTCCGATAGTGGCCGGGCTTGCCCAACGGCGCATACTTTCCGTCGGGTTCGTTGGGGAAGTGCCCCACGCAAGCGCACTGGTCGTCTGCCCCGTTGTCTCGGCCGGGTCTTCCGCCAGCAACGCAACGGGCGAAGTTGGCGTCACACCATTCGCCGCAGGCCGTCCAAGGCCATAAGTGCTCAATGTCGCCGCACCCATAAAGATGCCGGCCTCAAGGATCGCTGCACGATCGTTTGCAGTAGTAATAAGTGTGTGTGCTGATGCACCAGATGTCGTATTTGTAGTACGTCGAGCAATACTATAAATTGCCATAATTATTCCCTTAAAATTGCTGCTTGATTAGTTTAACTTTCTTGAAAGATCAATCAGTGGGTTTTCTACAATTTGCATTGTGCCTAAATTATCCTCAAATACAGTATATTTATCAGGAATAATCGACGCACCATTCATTTTGCTTACTTGTCTAAAAACTTCGTGTTGAAGATTAGACGGGAGTGAATTAATGAGAGCTATACACCATACTTCAAAGGGGGCAGAAATTGTCTGCCCGTCTTTAATATGAATGACTAGCCTAGCCATTATTCTTCCCAGATCATTGTGCAATTCGCATTAATAGCGGCACCAGCACCTCTATTAGCACGAATGCTTAACCCTTTTGCAGTAGAAGCTGCACCATCTGTAGTAGGTTCTCGACCAAGCGGATATTGAATTACCAATCCTGTTGAAGGCGGAATATTGTGTGTTTCAAGTACAGTTACAGTCCCTTCCGAGGCAGGTAACTTTTTAGATGTAGATGCAGCAATAACTTCACCATCACGCATAGCAGCAGGAGTTACTCCTGTACCAGCAGCCGAAGTTACCGTAAGTTCACAAAGTTGAACAATAACTGGAACATCAGTCGAAGAGACTCCACTAAATTCAATTGACCATTGAGCTAAAACAGCTCTACGGTTCGCTGGAGGATTAACTTCTAAAATTGTACTAATAACTGCCGGAACAGCAGCAGCTTCGGCGATTGCAGAAAAGAGAGCCATAGATATATCCTTTAATTAAATGATTTAAGAAACTTTGTTTTTACTTTTTCCAAGTCATTTTTAGCAACTCGGATTTGGTCTTGAACTCCACGAAGTTCATCCAAGGCCATTTTATACGCAATTTTTGTTTCTTCAATGGCTTGATGAAGTAATACAACTTGAACTTTAGCTGACGAGATTAATTTTTCGGCCTCTATAGCCGCATTACCCACCATAGCAATAACCTCTTGTTGCTTACGCTCGACAGTGGTATCTACCTTTTTCATACGATCTTCAAGATCATTTTGAATTTCAGCCGAATGCACCATTTGTTCTGAAATTTTAACTTCGAGAACTTTAGATTCTTCGTTTAATTGATGAATATCTTGTTCCAGTTGCTTTTTGTAAATTTCGCGTTCAACAAAGAACTCAAGAATCTTTTCAGCTTCATCAAAGATTTCATATATTCGTTTCGAGCGCTTAATTTCTCCAACGATTTCGCTTGCTGTTACTTTTAACATATTTAAGCCTTTAAGGTGCAAGAAATTAAGAGTGAATACGAACCTCCAGCAACACCACCAAGAGTTGACAGAATAAGGTCACCAGTACCTCCGGCTGATTTAGGATCATTCTTCCCACCAAAGGGCATATAATCCATATACCCTTGACCAGAAAAATAGTCCACAATATCGTCCGTAGTATGTTCCCATTCCAAGAGAACATTATCAAATTCAGGACTGACGGACCATGTAATCTCGTCAATCCGAATTGATCCTGGCTCAGCCCCAGTTGGTCCCACAAGAGTTGATTTGTCAATTACAATAGTGTCGGTCTCGTCAGCAGCACTAAATGTACCAGTGACGTTAACTACAACATTGCGATTGCCTTTAATTAAAACTCTAGTAGCGGCAGCCATATATTACCTCTCGATAGCGGCAAAAATGTAGTCCACATTCATAGTTTTAGCTACAGCCTCACCAGTTAGAAATGCAATCGTGGGTGTAATTTCCGTATTAGGCAGTAAGAGTGAACTTACAGCCAAGGTGCCTTTGTGCACATCATTTACGAAATACTTGATAGAAACTAGGCCGTCATATTCAAAACCTAAGTCAACATTAGTCGCAGCAACCATAGTATGGACACCGGCGGCTGTAGTTTGACCCGTAGTCGTGTCAAGTTGTGAGTAAATAGATACTGACGTGGAAGCATCGTCTTTTTGGAAGAATACTCCATCAGGTACACCGTCACCGGCAGCAACAATTGCCGTGGTATCTAGCACAGCTAGTCCAAGGAGAAAATCTGATTGAGTCGCATCCGAAATACGAAAACGAGTTTTAAACCACATCTTCTTTCCTATAACTGGCAGGAAGGCTTCGCCCAATTTTTGAAGTTGAACTCCATCATTGTCGGCAGCAGCCGTAGTAAGAAGAATTTCTCCAAAGGCAGCATCTGGTTGAGTAACAGTAGAAGCACCAACAGCAGTCACAGTCCATTCAGCGGCTGTATATTGAGAGAAATCATTAAAATACGAATAGAACTTCGTGGGATCTTGCCCAGGAAGGTTAAACAAAGCACTACCTTTAAGGCCGGTGCTAATTCCCGAAGGATATCTTACGGGGGCAGGCATATTATGTACTCCTTAAAATAGATTAACGTGTGGAGATAAACGAGGGTTCCGCTACGCAGTTCCCCCGTTAATCCTATTTACAGATTACGCTCCAGCAGAACCATAGATTCCGCGAGGATCGGTCATACCGAATGAATAACGTCCAGTTACCTTGAACTTAGCATTCTCAGTATCGAAATCATTATCCATATCGAACTGATCAGCCCGGCGTTCAAAATGCTTCATGCCGTGCTGGGTGTTGGTTTTGATGAACCAAGCATCCGGATCAGTCAAATAGTGATTCATGATAACTCCACCAGGGAATCGGCCACGAACAATATTAACCGTGTTGTTATTAGTACCAACTTCGTACTCTGTCTTCATGATCTTGTTAATTTCAAAATCAAGTTGATAGGGGACGATAATGGCTTGTGGTTTGACAGCGATCTTTAGACCACGATCATTGGTGAATCCAGCGATATCAATAAAAGCTTGCTCAAGAGCCGCTTCCGAGATATCAGCCGCAGTCGCAATGATATTGCTCCAAGTACCACCAGCAATATTAGGACGTACTGAGTTAAGCAATTCCTTACCATCACCAAAAAGGTATGCGGTGTTAAACGCCCGATTATAGACGTTCGCTGCCACAACTTCTTTAGTTTGACGGGCTGAAAATGCCAAACCTTGGGCCTTACGTTGACCCACTACATCATATTGGTCGTCTTCAAAGATTTCACGAGAAACCGTGAATCCAAGAGCGTACACAACGTGCGTGTAGCGAGTAGTAAAGCCTTGCTTCTCAGTATCGTACACAATGCCACCAGCTTCGTTTTTAACAGACAAAAGACCAAAGGACGAAATCCCCACGTCTTCTTCCCACGAGCGAGTGGAACTAAACTTCTCAAAAAGCTTATCGTGTTCAACCGGATACTCAGTATAGGCTTTACCATACCAAGCATTAACTCCGGGCCACAAGGCTTTTGCAAAACTAGAACTAGTAATAATAGCCATATTAGACCCCCAGAGAGCCAGTTGCTACACCGGTTACAGCGTATTGATGCAGATTCCAACTAACAAGCCACCGACCTGCTGTACCTTGCTCATTATCAACTTTACGACTTTGACCAAGTATACGAAGCGGAAGAGTTGCGGTAACTGCAACAGACGAACTGTCAAGCATCATGCCCGAAGCACCCGTTACAGCAAGTTGGGCGGAAGCATCTGCCATAAAACCGGAATTCAAACCAATAGAGGCGAGTGCAATGCTGCCACCCACTGAATCTTCTTCTACTTCCATAACCAAATCAGTAGCATCAGCTATAAGCGCAAAACGCTTGGTTGAAGCTACCCGATATTGGGGTGTATTAAGATTCAAGGGATCAACAACAAAACCCACCACAACTCCAACACCAAACCCTGCGGTTTGAGCACCGGAAGTGCCAAATCGTTCAGCCGCCGGATAAGCATCTGTCGCTGCTTGGTCAGAGAGAATTGTGAGATCCCCAACTGCCAAAGCCGCTGCATCACCTACCGCGATTTCATAGATATTGGCATCGCCCATGTAAGGTTTGCCGTTCATATATTTGACCGGGCGAAACCCATTCACACGAGATGTATTTGCCATCTTTATTTCCTTTTAAAGGTTAAATAGATGGCGCTTCTTGGATCTACTTGGTTTCCACCTTTACAGATCCGTAATCGCCACCTTGTCCCGAGCGGATGATTTGTTCACTTGCATCAATATCAGTCTGTTTAGCTACTTGATCTTCGTCATAGAATTCCTTCTTTATACGCATCAAATACGCTTTCTTTCCTTGACCAACACTAATTTGAACCGGAGTACCTTCCTTTGTAGGAACAGATACTCGTTTATCACCTACGGGTGTATCTTGGGTTACAATCTCGTAACCTCGTTCAGTTAAGTTTAAAATTCTGTCGTCTATATCATTCACAATCCTGTAGACATAATTCGGGTCTTTGTTCTTAACTGTAAGAACGCCCCGAGTGCCATTGATTGAATCTCTATATGATTTGCGTTTATTCGCCATGTTATCTCTTTCCTTGTTTTTCGAGATCTCTAAGATCTTCGATATATTTCTGTTCAGTCATTACTCCACTAGATACAAGTCGATTCATTACTTTGCGTTCATCTGCCGAAAGTTCAAAAGATGATGTAACTTTTCGAGGTCCCGTACCAGATTCTACCGTGTTTGGAGCTTGCCGCTTGGGATTCTTAAATTGATCTGGATAAGTCTTAGCAATCTTATCAGTAACATATTGCAAAACTTCTTGGGGAGATAAATTTGGATTAGCATTCTTATAGGAGTATCCTATACCGTCTGCTACATCGCGCATCTCAGCATTACGTTCGTACCATCTATTCTTGTCAATCCATGATTGAAAAGCTGGATGTACTTGACCTTCGTCCGCAGGCACTTCTTGTTTAAGTTGGACCATCTGCTCCTTCGTAGAAGCAATACGTTCGTCAATATCAACTACTTCTTGTGCATCCCCATCTTCGAGGGCATCTTTCTTTTGCTTTTTAAGAGTGTCTATGGCTCGATTGAATTCAACTTCTCGAACCTTATCATAGTGCCCTTTTAGAGCACCCATATTACGTTTGGTTGAACGTAACTCTTTCTTCATGTCATCAATTTTGGCGAATAATTCACCTCGGTCATTAAATTCCCGAGCTGACCGCCAAGTGGATTCGTCACCACCGTTAGAGACAAAATCTTCTTTGGGTTTCCACCCATCTTGTATCGCCCGAGTTTCCTCGACTGTATAACTAGGTACCACTACATCTGCGGATTTATCTACAGTAGTAGTTTGTTCTACTTTAACGTCTGGTTTAACCCCTTCGGTCATTTCTATTCTCCTTTAATCTCTACACAAAGATCTTCATCATTTAAGAGCAGAAATTTATCTTTGGTTTCTGGATCTTCAACCTCTTTACCTGCATACTTTGCATAATACACGCGGGAACCAATTATTACCCAAGGGTTACCATCACCCACGGGAGCTTGAAAAGCCATATCGCCTATTGATACTACTGTGCCTTTAACTACGGCCTGTTCTTCTCGCTTTTTATCGTTTTCATTGGCCCAAATTGATAAACCAGCCGCTTGGGCTGCTTTATATACTGGGTCGACTTCTTCTAATCTATCTGGTCTTACAAGAACTCGCCCACCAAGAGGTCTAAGCACTTTCTGTATCCTCAAAAGACACATCTCTGACTTCGCTATAAGCATGAGCCATCCCAGCGAGGAATCTATCTTCGGCGGCATTAAACCCGGCTTGAGTTAACAACTGATCCTTAATATCGTTAATACGTCTATTCATTGAACCTAAAAACTCCCGAGTAGTCGGGTCTAGTTTCCAAATATCAAATTCCTCTTTCGTCACTTATTCTCCTTCTTAGGTTTAACTTCTTTAGCTTGCTTCATCTTTTGCTCGTGTTGAGCTTGGGATACTCTCATATCTTGATCGGCGACTTGCTTATCAACTTGTGCTTGTTGTATAGTGGCGGCTGTTTTAACATTAGCTTCCATCATCTTTACACGTAATTCAAGTTGAGTAATAGCTTGCTTGTGCTGGAGTTCCATGGCCTGCATTTGTTGTTCCATCTGCATTTGAACAGCAGATTCACGCATCTTAAGCTCAGCCTTTTGTTGCTCCAATTGCATCTTTTGCTGGGCCATCATTTGAGCTGTCTGAGCCTTCTGTTGTTCGGCCACGACTTTGGGATCAGGAGGAGGAGGTCCTTTGGGGAGTAACTCTTCAATCTTCGGCTGCTCTTGAGCTTGCAAGATTCGCATGGTTACAGCCGCTGGATCTACAGTACCAAGTTGCAGTAACTCAATAAGTGCTTGAGCTTTAGCCATTTTTTCTTGGGAAGAGGTTGCAGCAGGATCTGCTGCTGGGCAGATATCATACTTGGATTCGTCAAAATCCTCCGGAGTAACCGGCTGATCTAAGATATTAACAATTTCTTGTGGATTAATATAAATCCGATTTAAACGATAAAGTTTCTTGAATTCACTTTGAAGGGAACGCCACACTCGTTTATATACGGCAGTAAAGACTTTCTGTCCTTGCTCAATTGTAGCCATTGTCGTAGTGGCAGGGGTATTTTGACCTGGCATCTTACCCACAAAGATCTCAGGAACAGAAGCAAGTTCTTTAACCGCCTGTACGAGCATACCGAGTAATTCAAAGAGAACTTTAGAAGGTTGATTGACAGGAAGGGGAAAAATCTGTTTTTTAATATCATCGCCAGTAGCATTAACTGGTTTCCATTCTCCAGGTTTAAACATGGCGTCTCCCATTTTCATGCGAAGACCTTTACCAATAAATCCAGCCTGGAGATTACTTAAAGTGCCTGAATCGACTAGTTGATTAACTAGAGTGTTAACGGAATCATTGATTGGGCCAAGTAAAAGACCAAATCCGACATCATAGAACCCACCATCAGGATTAGGAATAAACGTATACTTGGTGTAATACTCAATTGGGTCAATCTTAGTGATGTCACCTTTTTCATTAGTTGAAATTCCTTCTTCATCAAAACGAGCACAGATACGAAGAACCTTCTTAGAGGCTTCTTCTAAGGTAATAATATAAGGCTCGTCGTAACCATCATTATCTAGATCCAGGAATGTATGCTGTTCCAGGATAATATAAGGAGTAGTACGATCGTCTTTACCCGGCTGGGTCTTTTGAAGATTGGGGTTCGCTTCTGTGCCTTGAGAGGTTGGGGAGGGAAGATCAATATTTAAGAAGATCCCGGCGTTCTGTCGTTCCTTAAGCACCCGTTTGGGCATCTCAATAACTTCAGTTTTACGTTCACAAGTTTCCAACGATCTGGCCCAGTAATTAATTACTAGGTCCTTGGGCATAATAAGGGTAGAGCAGTTTTGCTTCTTTTGGGAATCCCAGTAAGTTTTCTTGAATAGGGTCCCCACAATGGGGAGAATCAGAAGTGCCTTATCCATATCAGAGTCCCAATTGAGCATCTGCTTCATGAGTTGATAAGACATAAATTTAGACACCCGATCTGCCCGCTCTGCTTTAAGCCCTTGCGGATCTGAGCCGATAATCTCGACCCTTACAACATTGCCTTGCGGCGGAATAAGTGTTGGATACGCACGAGCATTAAACTGAAGAGAAGCAGTAGAAAGGAGGGGATACTTGATATTGGAGGCTTTAGGCCAGGGGTAGGATTTTTCTTCTTTAAACTGGAGAGCTAGTTTAGTCCATTCATCTAGGTTCTTTTCCCATTGTTCTCGGGATTGAAGATCTGTCTTATACCCAGAATGAACTTCCTCGGCAATCTCCAGAAGCTTTGCTTCCTTGAGATGTTCGGCGATGTTAACCTGCTCAATAAAGGCCCGAGCCCCTTGGGGGGCGGCCTGCTCAGTAGCCGGTAGTTCCATTTCGTCCGAATTCGAATAATCCACTACGTTGATACTCCTCAATGTAATCCTGCTCTTCTACCTCTTTAGGGGTAGGGGCCTCAATTAACTTATCTAACATAAGACCAAGATAAGAGAAGGCATCTACTTGATCGTCGTGTTTGTCTCTAGGAAAGCGTAAGCACTCGTCTACAAACGGTTGGTACCACTCCCCTTGGTCATCGAACTTTATCGTCTTGGCGCGCATCCTGGCTTGAATGGAGCGACATCTAGTTACTTTGTCCTTTCCCATATGCTTCATTGGGTAAAGGGTGAGGAATTCGTTTGAAGCAATCATGGCTTCATTTAAGAAAGGACCAATGGATTGCGAAATCTGAGATTCCTCTATTCCGACAGCAACGGGTTTGTAGGCTCGGGAGAGGGCGATAAGTGTATCAACAATCTCACGTCCATCCAAACCACGTTCTTTAATTATATTCTTTATATGAATCCGTTTGTTCTCGTCTACCCCTGCGATAAGGAAACAGGTAAAGTCAGCTTTCTGTTCCGAGGATATGGCTAAATCAACCGTAATATAATAGTTAAGTATTAACTTTAAGTCTTCTTCTCTTAAAGGCAGGAAGTCAGCTTTTTTGAAGTAGGAGGTAGACTCGTCAATGGGAATGTTAAGATACTCTTGAGCCCACACATCTGATAAGCCTCTTTGTCGATAATCATCACGACTGGCCTTAAGAGAGTCGGCAGTATGCCGTTCGGGCCAAAGTAAGCTTTCATAGTCGTCTGAGCAAGCTCTATATTTTACAGACTTCCATCCGTGATCGCCAAAACGCTTAGTAGTATATAACTTAAGATCTTCCTGGATTGACTTTTTATCCGAGCCTTCTGGCATCAGATTCTCCAACATAGAGTCCATGTGAAGAATTGTGCCTACGTAGCGGATTACACCCTCTTTGGAGCGGCACGGCATTAGGGCACCATAAAACCACCGCTTAAACTTCTCCCGACGTTCCTTGTTCATTACAATCTCGTCGTTTTCCATGTCATCGCAGACGATGAGATCAGGACGGAGGCCATTCCAGAGAAGGCCCCGAAGTTTCTGCTCAGAACCTTTAGCTATAATTCTAAACTTCTCACCATCTGAGAATGAAACCACAAGATCAGTCTCAGTCTCTTTATTAAATACTACTCGTTGCTTAACGTCTCGTTTAATACGGAAGAGTTGGATTAACTCCTCGTTCTCAGTGAGTTCTTGTTTAATTAAGGTTAAGAAACCGGCTGCCTGGGCTTCGGTATCAGAGATGATAACGACAAAGCGACGCTCCCTAAACAATACGCAAGCAAGAGTATAACTGAAAGTAATAGCTGTACTTTTAGCAAATCCTCGGGGTGCTGCAATAGCCACAAACTTGTGGTTAGAAGTACAAAGCTCCCACCACTCGCGGTGACAATTAGGGCTAGGGACAGAGCCATCAAAACGTTTGGCAAGGATACTTCCCACAAAGCCTTGGATAACATGCTCATTAAGTAGTTTTTGCACTCACTTCTTTTCCCGTCTGGATTGTTGGGAAGTCATTTTACTTTTGGAGTCCCGTTTAAAGGAACGATTCTCGCCCTTTGACGTGACTCTTAAATTAGAAGGGGAGTTGGAACCCCCCTGAGATAATGGTTTAACATGATCAACATCCCCCGTAATATCTCGACCAGTCTTTTTTTCGAGGTCAGAATGGGCTTTGTTGCGAGCATCTCGATTCTTGATTTGCTCTGGACGGCCATGATATTTATCGTATTCTCGACGATAATCACGTTTTCCATCCTTCATGTATGGCATATAAAAAAGTGTTACTTAAGTAAGTCTAATTCAGCTTGAAGCTTGGCTTTAACCGAGTCAACTTCCTTCTGAGCTTCAGAGACTTTCTCCAAAGCCTTAGCAAGGTTGTCTAGGGCTGCCATGGCTGAAATCGAGGTTGAAACAAATGCCGAGCGGAATAAAACACCTAGTACGAACCCGGCACTTCCTACAATTACCATGTAAATCTCTAGTACAGTCATTACACAGAGTCCTTTTTAAATACAGCTTTGATCTTGGCACTAATTTCCTTAATTGAATCGCCCCTAAAGAGACGGTACGCAACCGCTACCACGACTACAAATACAACACTACCTGCAATAGATTGAACGGTACTAATTTCCATTTGTTAATTCTCCTTCGTATGTTGTTCCAATTACTTTTTCGGGAGGCCGAAGAGACTTGGCCCATTCTTGAAATTGATTAGCAAGTTTAATCATAGCATCCTCGACGGCGACCTTTTCGACCCGTGACGTAGGCTTACCTCTGATTAGATTATATTTGTCAATCAAATCTACCGATACACGATGTACATCTCGAAGTTTAACAGGTGAGCGATCAATTTTCCCCGTTTTGGAGTTAAATATAAAATCACCATTCTGTAAACGGTCTACGACCGCATCTAGAGAGCGATCAACGATCTTTTTTAATTTACCACTTAATTCAAGATCATCCTCAGAGGTGATCTCAAGTTCAAGTTCTTTCCACCACGGTTGCATCTTCCACTGGCGAATTGTAGCCCGTGGAACTGAAGTCATGGCCTCAACAAGAGGAATTTTGCCTAACGCGAGGTAAGTTGTGACGACTTCAAGTTTCTTTGCGTCATTCCAGTGATGGGACGATGATGCAGGTAGTGTCAGATCATTTCCTTTGGTTTAAATACTGACATGGGAACTTCGCCCGCGTCCATATCTTCATCAATAATAAAAACTACTTCAGGTGAGTTGGGAGACACACGCCAACACGCTTGGTAATGGTTATTTTGCCAAAAAATATGAGCTTCTTGATAAAGTTTTAGAGCCTCTGGCTTAATTAATGATACAACTTTCTCAGCGACACAAGGAGTGTCGTACAAAGTCATTGTATTTCCAGCAGTTTCGAATATAAGGGATTTAGCAGAGACTGAAATAGAAAAAAAAAGGGCCAGAACGGCCAGGAGGTACTTCACACAGGTCCTTTCTAAGAAAGAAATATTATAATATGCATCTATTATACCACATTTTTAGAAAAAGTCAATATTAAATCAAAAATATAATTCTTTGCTTGACTTTTTAAACCTTTTATGGTATAATATAGATACCCGTAGGGGTTATATAGTAAGTAGTAATCCTAGTTGTGTGGGGTTATATTCAATGCTACGCTACGAACAGGTGGCAGAGGCAAGCTACGTCGGGGGTCCCTACGCCCTATCCCCGACGGAATAGGGGCTACGCTACGTCAGGAGGCCCCTAGAGCCTCTCTTGAGGTGAGGGAGAGGGTAAATAGGTGCCATATACTTAATAGGGACTAGTTAGGAAAGTTATTTAACCCGTCGGAAAGGGGGTTACGACGGTTTGAGGCGAGGGAGATTTTCCCCCTCCCCCCCTCTAAGTAGGTGAAAAGAAATCGAGTAGGTTGGTTTCAGAGAATAAGCTGTGATCTCAGGGAGCTGTATGATTATACAGTAGTCGGGTTCTACTGTAAGTTAATACAGTCAGCTCAGCTTGACCTGTATGTTTATACAGTGGATCGTAATGATACGTTACGTTCCGCTATGCAGACCAATGGTCCACTTCACAGAATTAACCCATTGTCAAGGGGTCTGAGACTTATTTTTCAAATCCTTGACATTTTAGTGAGTGAGTACGAGCACCTCCGCTAAGCCATTGAACTAATTGAGTTAAATATATTTGATATACTTGACCCAAATCAGGTCCGAGCTTGATATAATGCAGTTCGCGCGCGCGTCTAACGATTTAAGACCAGGGGCGCATGGCCTGTATAAGCGTACAGGTTAACAGGGTGTTAACCGATTAACAGCAGTTAACTTTTCGGAGGTGCACAGTGGTCAAGCTAGTGATGCAATGGAAGGGCACAAACGAGGTGATTACGGATATCGTCTCGTCAGACTGTGCTGACGAAATCATCGAAATATTCCGTGGTGATTGGCAGATGTTTTACATTGAAGGGATGTGGAATGCAGACAGTGAAATAGCCTAGCGCAAAGCGCACTCAAGTGAGTGCGCTTGACGCTGGCTATTCCGCCAGTTAACTGGAGTCGACTACAATGACTAGCAAACTTGCAAAGCGCATCATGGGACAAATTAAATCCCAAGCTAAGGGCGCAAAACGAAAGGAAGTAATCACGAAAGGTCTAGGAATCGCTATCGCTCAGGCGATGAAAGGCGAAACAGTCCGCGATAGATTGCTTGGATTGTTTGACTGCAACGCGCCGACGTTAGAAAATACATTGACTGAGCTTGTTACTGCATCGCACGCGCAACAGAAAGAAGTTACAGCAACAGGACGTGCTGGACAGAAGGCTAAGAAAGTTATCATGGCGTCTTTTTCCCGCGTCAAAACTATCGTCAAGGCTATCCGCGACAAGTTCAATTTGGACAAGCTACGGAAGGCAAGATCACTTGACGAAATGTACGCTCTATCTGTGCAGAGGTTCGGCAAGCGTAGCAAACGTGAGCCGACGGCTTTTACTCGCGACCAATTCAATGTATGGGCTAAGGGATGTCAGCGTATCTTGCTAGAAACTCCAGGGCGCAATGCTACACCAGAGCAGGCTGAGACATACCAGACTCAGCTTGCACGGGTTGAGACGGCATTTGTTAACTTGCTTGGAGTCTTAAGCAAACACGAGACGCTGACTCGTATTCCAGTGGAACAAATAACCGGACTGGTACAAAAGCGGAAGCAGCATCTACGTAAAGCTGCTTAAGTCTTCTTATTTCCCCTTTAACCCCGGTCAGCCTTGATTGGCTGACCGGGGATTTTTTTGTCCATTGAAAGGATAACATCATGCTTGCACGTCGCCGTTTTTACTTTAAGTTACTTAACGGGATTGTTGTATCATGCAGCGCGCGTACTGAGGAGGGCGCAAAACGTAAACTATCTAAGTGGATACCTTTCCTTTCTAAGGTCTATCCTAAATGGGGAAAAGACACAAAGCTCATAGTTAACAGCCGTTAACAACATACTCCGAGCAAACAATCAAAAGGAAATAGCCATGTTAGAATTTATTAGTTATCTTATTATTGCTTTCCTAATAGGAGGATTCATTGGAACACTTCTTAAAAAAGATAGGTATTGGACTGGCCGATTGGAAGGGTGGCTAGCTTGTGAAGGCATGGCATTAGAGAGAGCAAAAGCTTTACATAATAGACCAAAAGGAATTTACTTAATTGTTCTCGGACTCCTAATACCCCACAGAGTACGTCGCAAGGTCTATCCCAAAAGGGATACCGAATCAAAAGAAGTTAACAGGAGTTAACCAGATGAAACCTTATTATCATTTTGTAGGTAATACACTTAGAGATGGGCGGCCAATTCCTCCTGATGGACAATGGCTTATTCACAAAGGGCCATTAATTATGTGTAAATCTGGATTGCATGCAAGTCCTACTCCATGGTATGCACTCCAATATGCACCTGGTCCAATTTTATGTGAAGTTGAGTTAGCAAGTATTTTCTTATTGTATCCAAACGGA